CTAGTAGTGTGTTTGTTGCAGCTTTAGCAGACTGTACAACGTTTCCAGAGATCCTTCTGAGGTCTCCCTGCGTTCCACTTTCAATCGAGGATAGTCCGAATATGTCCTGTACCGCTCCGTCAACCACGTTGATTAGGGACTCAAGCATGGGAGGGAATCTCGGTGCCTCTAGCTGTAGGAACCTTCCTCCGGTTACGAATCCATCGGGAACCATGCTGACGCCGGTTACCTTAGAGTATTCGTTCAGGAACGTTTGGGTATCCTTGAGAGCACCCTCTTCAATGATAAGGTGCTGCTTTGGAGACGTCATGTACATGGTCAGTAGGTTTGAATAGAACACGTTCTTAAAGTCCTGTGGACCCTTAGCAACGTCTATCATTCCGTAGAACTGTATAGTGTCGGTTGTTTCGTATGGGAATCCTGTCATGAACTCATAAGTGAATCCATTTGGTCTCTCTCCAGACTCAAGGACGGTCCCATCAGTTACTATTGCATACTTGACGATTTCCTTTGTACCGTTGTGGTAGTCTTCAAATTTTTCACCGGTAATGGATAGATACGAATCCATGAATCCAGCAAAGTCTTCTGGCTTGTCGTACTTAACTATCTCTCTTTCCGATAGAACAAGGTCCATGAACTGTTTTTGTTGGTCTGGATCAAGACTCTGATACTGTAGAAGATCCACAGGCTGCCCATCTATTGGAGACGGCACAGAGGCTGTCGTATCGCCAGACACCATGGCTGCAAACGATTCAAACTGTACTGGATAGGCGACCTTATATATCTTCTTGCGCTCTTTCCACTCGGCTTCCATTACGAATAGTTCTTTTCCTGTCAGCGACATCCATCTTCCACCTCTTACCTGTCCCCAAGTTCCACCTGGAACAGATTGAGCGGATGGTTCACTTCCGTAATGCTCGTCGTCTGCTTGAAAGGATGATCTAATACTGGACAACCTAGCCTTGATAAGCGGTGTAGATCCAAATATGGCCTCAACGTCTTCTACGTCAATGAACTTTCCGTTTATGTGCCACTTTCTGTCTACTAGATTTTGCCTTCGAGCCGCTGGATCCCACAACATGCTCCATATAGGAATCTCTTCGTCTACGAGCATCCCGTCACCATCAAGGGCAGACGGATCCCACCACTTGTGTACTACTCCATACCCACTTGCGCACATTCTTCTGAATGCTATTGTTTCTTCGTGCTCTGTTTCTGCTATGTCACGCTGCCAGTTTGAAGCGGTATCAAGAAGTTCGGCTGTTGCTTCCCCACCCCTAAACCTGGAGTATACTTTAGGCTTAAACCTATCCATGATTTCTCTGTTTGCAACAGCATTCAGAAGTTTGTGCATTGAGTTCAGCGGGAGAGCTGGTCGCTCACGGTCTTTTTGTCTTTGAGCGTCGCCCTCAGACCACTGATCTCCTCTTTCGAACTTTGCGTTCTCCTCTGCCCTGCGGTGTTCGATCTCACAGTTACGAGATCCTATAGAAACGAACTCGGATACCTTCTTTATGATATCCTGGTCTTCCTTGCTTACGCCTGTTGGTACTTTCTTAGGTCTTCCCATCTATTACCCCGCACTCATCCATGAGTATAAAGAAGTAGTCTTTCCTTGAAGGTGTGTCCTCTTGTACCCAACCGATGGGTACTGTATAGGATCTCCATCAGGATCCCAGATTAGATCGCCAGCGTCAAGGATGTCGTCATTGGGCGCTCTCGGGAACAGATCGTACTCGAAAGACAGGAAGTAGTCAACAAGGTCGAATGGTTTTCCTGATTCGTCTTGTGTCATTATGCCCCTTCCACCAAGAGATGTTGGTCTTGGGAACATAATCTCTCCACGTTGCAGTACTGGAGCCCATCTCTGCCATTCTCTGTCTAGTTTAGTAGTTGCAAACTTCCTTGTAACGCCTGTTTCTAGTTTTCCCCTGCACGGGACAACCTTAATGTATATTCCCCTCTTGTTCATCTCTGCATTTATAAGCTCTGCCCATGTTTGCTGGTGCATCTGCTCAACTCGTATCTCAACCAGCCTATCTGAAAAGTTATGAGTAGTAGCGACAATATTAAAAATCTCATCAAAGAATGACGGGGATGCTGGGTCAAGTTTCTTCCTTCTCCCATCAGTCCAGTAGAGTTTCTTGTCCTGCCCAACGCTCCATACCATGATTCCCATCGGATCATAAACACCTCTAGATGCATCTATACATATGTAAGAATTCTTACCGCGCATCATGTCTCTTGGCTCACCATCGTAGAACTGTAGCCAGTCTCTTCGGAACGATCTGTCGTGACCAACCTTGAAGTCACAGCAGTACTGGATGGCGTAGTTGTCCTTGTTTGACTCAGTGAACTTCATCTGGAGAATGTCGCGCGTAAATGGATACATAGGAGTACCACCCATTGGTCCATCTCCAGGAACAGACAGATCTTCTCCCGGAACAACGCGAACAAGGTTCTCGTCTATAGCTTTGTACTCTTTGTATTTCTTGTAAGCTATTCCTTCCGGATGATAAAAGGTATTGGTGATGAAGAACACGGGGTATGGTAGTACCGCTGGGGTCGCAAGGTTGACTGCAGAGGAGTAGGATTCGTGCAGCTTGCTTAACATGTCTGAGGTTGATACGACAGATTCGTTCTCGCAGTCATCAAAGTGTATAACATCGTATCCGCTTCCTACCGGTCCACCACCAAAGAAGGCTCCATGCTCTATGGTTTGTGTACTTCTAACGCGGTCTCTCTTTACCCTAAGACCCTCCGTGAGACTCCATATGGTCTCGCCGTTCTTTGCAGCAAGTTGTGGGTCATCGTAGAGTATATCTGGGAACAGTTTCTTGAGGAGTGTATTGCTCTGAAGTTCTTCCTTAATAACACTAACGTGTTTCTTTGCCAACTGCTTCTGAACCGAGAACACGGATATAGATATATTTGGATATCTCAGGGCCATCTGGATACTACCAAGCTTGGTCCGGATCGTAGACTTACCACCTCTTCTTGCGCTGGCATCCTCAGAAGACTTTAGATTGTCTATGTAGTACTGTACCTTCTTACAAAAGTCCAAGTAGAACTCATGAAAGTAGAATGGTTTCTGGTAGTGAGAGTGTATTGTCTTTCCGTCTGATGAGACGAAGTTCAGGAAGAAGAACATGTCCTTTAGGACATAGTGCCTCATGACCTGCTCCCACTCCTGCATCCTGTTGTCGTCTTTGAGTGAGCATATCCACTTCCACAGCGTTACATAGCCGTGAAGCGTATCAGGTATTTCTAGGCCCGCTATGTTACTCAACTATCTCAGCCTCTATTGCCGGTGGGAGAGCCTTGATATCTACTTGCTCGAAAAACTTTCGTCTCTCTTCTTCGAGTAGAGCAAGTGTCTTACCTCTATCAAGCAGGGAATGGGTGTGTGTAGCTTGTACGTTAACATCCAGCTTATCTCCCCATCTAAGTCGATCTCTAACCTTAAGGATCTCTTTCGCAATCCACGCCCTGTCTTTGGGATGTTGAGCGTCACCGAGAGCGGCCCAGATCTCCTCTTCTGCCCACGCAACCATGCGCATCTCAGTGAGGTGAACCATTTCCGAAAAGTTCTTATCATATGATGTATACTTCTCGTTAAGCATCTGGTAGATCTCTTCCGGTGTATACGGAGTGACCTTAGACGCTTCGTTGCGTGATTTAGTTTTTAGAAGTTCCGAACAGTACTTAGGCCTCCAGTCAGAATTGTCTGGGGTTTCCTTCTTCGGACGACCACCCTTGATGATCTCTCTTTTTTTGGGATCTGTTTTCTTTTGGTTCAACAGCAATAACTCCCTGAGTTCTGGATCGGTTTCTCTCCATCGCTGTACATCAGCGTAGAGGGCTCTCCATTTCCCCTCGTCCTCAGCATACCGCTTACATATACTGGTGAGTGTTGCAGCCCCGCGTTGTAAGTCTTCTTTGAGTGTATCTATGTTCCAGAGTGTTGATCTTACCGTGCGGGGCTTTTTAGGTTCTGCTTTAAAGGCCAACTCTGCCCACTGTTATGCTTGTGAGCCAAACTTAGAAGACTTTGATCTTCCAGTGTCAATCATCTTGACGTTCTTTGGTCCTTCTGGTGCGCCCTGCTTTTCCATCGGGGATGGTCTGCAGTCAACGCTACCACCAAACGGCTTTGGAGAAGAAACTCTGAACCCAGAGTCTCCATCACCAGAGGATGAAGGAATTACACTTCCTGTTTTATCTGATAGTTTACTTGACATACTTACTCCTTACCATGACCCGTATGGGGGCATGAATGTTGGTTGCATTGGTTGTTGTTGTGGTGCCTGCATTCCCGGAATTTGCATAGTTTGCATTCCTGGCTGCCATCCACTGGTTGGCATTCCCGTTGGACCCCATGGCATATCGTTGTATGGCATACTTGGGAATCTTGGCATCATCATTGGTCCGCCCATCATTGGGCCTCCCATGTTTCCACCCATTCTCCCTCCACCCATCTCTCCACCACGCTGTCCGTGTGATCTTTCTCCTGCCATGCTGTTTTCTCCGGGACGCCTTTTTTGTGGTCTAGCCTGTCCTTGCTCAGATCCGGGTCCACACCATGACATCATTCCCAGCATATTCCCCATTTGTGATTG